GGATCAATGCACGAGCCGCGATCGCCTCTGCGGATCTCAACATCCATACCGCTGAGCAAGTTCTTCACAACAACGATCTGACGATCATTGAAGGTCTGCACCTGCTTGAGGAACTCTTTCTGCTTGCGTTTGGGAATCAGATTCAGCATGTCAGTGGCCATCTCCACTGCATAACCTGCTGTGAAGTCGCCTTGCTGATCCTTCATCATGACTGCGAACTGATCTGCGAGTTCTTGTTGATTGTCTGTACGAAACATCTTAGCTCCTTAGTGTGTGTAAGTGTATATTATACAACCGTTTGCTCAATCTGTCAACTACTAACTTGGCGCCGAGGACGGGGATCGAACCCGCCTAGTTCGGATAGACAATCCGTTGCCCTCCCAGAGGACTACCTCGGCTCTAAAAAATTGGGCTCAGTCACAGACTGATTTAATACTCCCTGCTCAGCGTTTTGACATGCATCCACAATCGCGGGCTGACCTTCAAGGTCCATTTAATGCGTCCTGCTTTGCGTTCTGGAGTAACCCTAAACTTGTTTCCCTATGCTTGTATTATAACAAGGTTCTTAGGCTTTGTCAAATCACTGCCCTTAATAACCCTACAACACATGTGGTCATTGCTACTACATTGACCATCATCTGCGGCTTGTTCGATACCCTTACAGACCAAATTAAGAAAGCCACCGTGCCCATAGCGAATGCTATAATGTTCCAGAGGTCCTGATGATAGGCAGACCCCAGAGTGTTTAACACATGACCACAGATGATGGCCACTGCCCCCGTCCACTGTAATAGGTTGTCAGTTTCTTTATATCCCATTACAACTCCTTAACAGTCCGGATCAAAGCTTTCCCATTCCTGGGCTTCGTCGGGCTGGCCGTCGTCTAAGAGCTCTTCTGTTTCAAATTCATCTAAGTCCTCTTCGGGCAGTAGATCGTTGTCACGACACATGTCTTCGACATCGGCTTCGCTCATATAAGCAAGGCACATGTCTGCGATAGCCTTTGGGCTCATCACGCCCTCGTCCATCATGTCCATCACCATGTTAGTGTATTTCCGCATATCAGCTCCTAGTGTGTGTAAGCATGTATTATAGCATCAAACCGTTTCAGCGTCAACCGCATAACTCAACTCAGTGAACTTGCGGCTCAATGCATAGACCTTGCTCTTGGCCTCTACCATCGCTTGAGCAATGAGGTCCTCGGCAGTCCCGTCACCAAGGATCTCTCGGGGGTCCTCGTATAAGCATCCGCCGAGGTAAGCTGAGCCCAACTCAAGTCCCTCGACCAGTACCCGGACCCTGAGCATGAACCATTCGAGGTGCCCGCGATCGATGTCCTTGATGATCTCGTCAATGTCGCCGGTGTCAAATAGGTCGCTGGGGTGCATGTCTTCATAGGTCTTCTCCACAATGATGTCATAGCCGTCTCGTTCGTAGGTTGCCAGTGTGTCGTAATACCGTGTCATCTGCTGCTCCTAGTGTGTGTAAGTGTAGATTATAGCACCAAACGGCACTGGCGTCAACCGACGGGTTATTTTGTTGCCATCTCGTTCCAGCTTTTAACCTCATGTTTCCACCAGTTTTCATAGACCTTACGAGTAGGCACACGACGGGGAGTTCCGTCTAGCTCAAAAGGGATATCAATGTTTGAGCTTTTTGGCACTTCAATGTAGGCACGGCGTGGAATAGCAAAGTAGAAAAAGCGGTTCTGTTTGCGCTCGTAGACCTGCACTCGTAAAGTGCCCGTCTTATTAAAAATATTAGTCACAGGAGCACTGTAGTTTTTACCGTAGCTCGATGTCCGTACAGAACTCAGCTTGGCATCACTATACGCACCATCTCTAAAGAGGTCGCCTTTGTCCAAGCTGACCACCTTGTGTTTGCCTACTACGGCCAAAGCCTGCTCGAACAGTGTGCTGACCTGAAGTCCGCCCAATCGTGCAATAGCGTCTACGGTCTTGTCACACACTGCATCAAAGCCTGGGATCAGGGATTTGAAGTGATTAAAGTGCGCGATCTCTAAATTCAAGTTTTCAAGTTTAGTTGCCACAGTCTGCTCCTTAGTGTGTAAGTATGTATTATAGCGGTTGTTAGCCGCTATGTCAAATCGCCCCGAATGTCCGTGTTCAAGATAGGGTTAATCAAACGACGGATCTCAACTTCCCGCTTGTGAGCAGCAGCCTTACCACGTATGATCTCATGTACACGAATCTCAATCTCTGTCTTGCAGGACAACTCACGCAGAGCTATACATAATGCCCAATCCTTGCTCTCAGTCTTTGCACGATAAAAATGCTTGGCTGCACGAGCACGAACCGACTTGAGTACAGTTGTCTCTGTTTTGGCAGTTACACCAATGTAGTTTAACCCATTCACCACTAACTCATAGATGATGTGATTGCGGTCTACACGTTTCTTGCGAGTTACTGTTTCTTTGTTCATGTGTGTATTATAGCAAAGATTCGCCAAACAGTCAACCAAAGACCCTTTCGGGCCCTGGGTTACAGCACCCAGCCGCAGAAGTTCTCGTAGTCGTACACTGCTACAGGCACAGAGCCACGCAGGTATACAATGAGCCCGCCAATGTCATCACTGTCCGTATGCCCCAAGCCCTCTACGACTTCAACGTAGAACTTGCTAGTGTACTTGTCGACCCCATCTCCCAGTCCTGCTTCGTACTCTGCTACAGCCTCATCGCTATAGTTAGCACAAGTAGGCATTGTGTTTATTGCTTCAATTGCGTACATACGAGCTCCTTAGTGTGTAAGCCGTTATTATAGCATTGTCTTGCCAAACAGTCAAATACACTGAAATGACCCGCCAAACGGACTGTGATATACTAGCCACACCCCTGGCACTGCAACCGTTGCTAGTACGCCACAGCTGTCAAAAAACAACACCTTGGGCTACTGTGGCTAGATTACTACACAATGTACTGGTTAACATAACACCCAAGACAATGGGGAGAACGTGATCCACTCTCCCCATTTTCAGTACTGAATATATGCAGGTGTCATTATCCAGTCCCGCTCAACTTATTCCTACTGCATCTCTACAGTGAGCCCTTACCCCTAGAAGTAATTGGTTATTGATTCGGCGCAGTAACGGTTAGACTATGTCACCCCTCAACTATAGTCCAAGATCTTCCAGACTTCTAGCTCCTGATCTCATCGTATAGTTTATATCCTGCATCCTACGGTTTTTAACTTGGTATTTATTTTGAAAAACTTTGGTGGGACTCCTGTGAGTCGAACACAGCACCAACGGATTATGAGTCCGCTGCTCTAACCAACATGAGCTAGAGTCCCAACATAGACTTAGTATAACATACTTTGAACTCTAAATCAACCAAAAAACGTCACAAAAATGCCACAGAATCCATGAGATCTCCAACATTTTTGGCCCGATTGACTGGTATTTTTTAGGATTTTTACAGTAAAAATTGTGAGATCACCATGGGGATGAGAGGCTATCGTAAAATGGTTTTTCAAATAACCAAAGGAAACCACTTGTATTCAAACCATTTCTTTGGTTATTTTCTCAACCTTTCACTACGGTCCAGAGGACCCCTAAAGGGGAGGATCGACTTAGATTCAGGATAATCGATTGAAATATGTGTGTACAGGCCCAGTGCTACAGCGGGGTATTTGGTATATATCGAGAGTCATTGTAGTGTGTTTAGGCAATATGCTACAGCGGGGTATTTGGGTGTATACATGTATATGCAGTTATAGGATCTAACTACTTAATCAGTACCAGTATCAGACCCCAAGTCAAGAGACCTGCCAGTATGTACAGTAACCAAATCAGCAGTGTCAATATGATATCAGTAATTATTTGATTCATAGTTTTTTCTATATATTAGGATCTCTAAAGTAGAGTAGTCACAGGGTGAAAATCTTTTATTTTTTAACGCTTCGCGGGTGGGAGGTGGTTATATTAGTTAGCGTGGAAGATTGCAATTTTTTTAGTAGTATCTTCGTCGGGATGTAGGATAGTCCATGCTGACCCCAAAACTGGAGTAAGTTGTATATGACTACGTGGGAGGAAGTAGGAGTCTACTGTATCGGATATGGCCAGTTGGTCTATCAAGTTAGCGAATACTGAGTCAATGACAATAATGCCATGTGCGTTCTCCAGTATAGTAAGCCAATCAAACACTGAGTTAGTCAAGTCAGTAATTTCAATAATACGCCATTCTGGGGGTATCCATTGTTTATCGATCTGGGTTGAATAGTTACTACCTTGAGTATGTATCACCGCATAGGGTTTATCAATGTCAATTTCAAGTTGGGTCAGTAGATTATTTTCGCGGGTATAATCTCTAGTAATACATTTATTCAAAGTCCATTTCTTTTTAAATGGTACCTTAGCGATATGGTATTTAATTTGATCAAAGCCTGTAATTTGGAATTCGGGACGTTGTGTAAAGTCAGGGTGGCCTGTCAATGCTTGATAAAGGCAAATGATTTCGTCGCAGCCAAAGTTTTTCAAACGTTGCATGGGTATATCGTAAAAGAATGGACCTTGATCTGGAGTAATGGGGATCCATTTAACCCAAGGAGCTGCGATGTTCATTTGTTCAGTCCATTGTTCTATAATGGGCCAATGTACGTGGTAGCCTTGTTCGTGGTAGTGTAGAGCTATGGGTAGGGCTATAATGATATCGCCCAGACCTCTAGATTGTATAATTCCCAGTTTCTTTTTCATATGATTTATTTTAAATTATATACATATTTAATTAGTTTGTATAGTAGTGGAAAAGAAACCGAACTAAATAGTGTACGAATATGATCACAGTATCCACCAGTTCTTCCACGCTAGTCACACATTACAACCAAATACAAACGTTGGTTAAAGATGTACTCGGCATAGGTGAGCAAGGGTATGGAATAACGCAGATCAATTCCATACCTCGAGGAGTCAATCAGTTAATTCGATCTAGCGATTGGATCGCATTGCGGGCTGATTTAGCAATAATACAAGAGCATACTCGTGGAACATTACTCACTATCACCACCGCCACAACTGTTACCAACATCACGGCCACATTGACCAATGCATATGCTGTATTAGCTGAGGAGTTAGCCAATACTGTGAACAACCGATTTAATTGTGCTGAAAATCAATATTATGTTGATGCTACCACGGGTGCTACGAATAGTTTCAATAGTGGAACTGTAACAAGGACATTACCTTGGGGATTATTAAGTGATGGTACTTCTATACCTGAAATTCAACATAAGGTACAATTTCAGTTTGTCAACAGATTAACCGCAGTATATTTTTTCAATCAAGGCAGCTATCTAACCTGGAAACCTTACCATTTGAACAATGGAGTAAGTGGGATAGACAATGCGTGGGCATCTTTTATAAATTATCTCAATGGATATCTTACTGCGAATCCGTTAAAGTATAATCGAGCAATATATACAGCTCAAAACCCCAATAGTACTGCCACTGTAGCTGTGTATACTAGTGGTACATTCAGTATGAGTGTAGCAGTTTACAAACATCCCAATGCACACATCTTTGATTTTATTGTCAAGTATGGTGATACTGATTCTAGTACATTAACAGTCAGTCCAGCAGTAGGTGCATGGAAAGTGGAGTTATAACCGATGGCTGCAATAACATATACAATTCGGAATAATTCCACAACAACATCTGCGGTGATCAATTATTTCACCATAGCCACGAATCTGACACAAATTCAGCATACTTTAAATCTCACTGGGTGGAATTCTCCGTGGGATACTGGATATACTGCATTTACGGGTGCATCGACACTGCGAACAGTTAGTTCAACTTATATATCAAATGTTGGTACTTTAAACAAAGTATATCAATATCATACCGGTACAAGTTTATTGTTAGATAATAATACAGGTATAGTAGCAGGTTGGGTAATAAGTTCGCCCTCTGCATATACATCTCAAACTGTAGTAGCCACGTCGGGTACTAGTTGGGTAATAACCAGTGCTGCTCCAACCGCAGTTATTGTACTCGGGGATGCTATAACATTTGAACCTCCTCAATATCTATTACAAGTGAATTCTATATCGGGTATTTTAGCAGGGTGGGTCATCAGTGGAATTGGGTATAGCAGTGGTCAAACAGTAGTAGCCACATCGGGTACTCAATGGGTTCAAGTGTCTGCAAATGCATCGAGTACTCCGTCGGGAACTATTACATTTACTTCAAATCAAGACATTATGGCAACCATAGCCCCGTTAGGAACTAAAACTTTTAGTATGAATTATGCCAATGTAACCTCAACTCGTGGAACATATACTTCTTTAGTCAATATATTCGCCACAGTAGGGTCTTCTGTAAACAAGATAGTAAACAATTATCTCAGTATAGTACCTCCTAATGTTGTCCCTGATTCACCTTATTATGATGGTGGGAGTGGGGGTGGGGATGGATATCAACCAGACCCAACAGCTGCTCCAGAAACCGGAGGTGGGTCAAATGCTCCCGGTACTGGCGGAAATATCGGTGGTACTGTCGGTGGTACTATCGGGGGTGGTGTTAATACAGGAACTGCAGGCGGCAGCCCAGCCGGCGGTGATGCCAATACTGACGCTGGCGCTGACAATGGGGTTGACGGTGGCGCCGATGCAGGTCTTCCGTAGAGAGAATAGAAAAATAACAAAATGTCAACAGCAACTATACTTTTAACCATAGGCAGTCAAATAGGCTACAGAAGTGTTGGTCGTGGGGTCAGCGGAATAAATGGTGATGGAAAACCTCTTTTTGGGTTCATGCCCTTCTCACAAACCACGCTAGATTTAGATGGAAATGTTTTTCCATTTACTGCAATACCTAATAATCCAATTTTATATGTTCCTCCGTTGGGGATCTTTAACACATTTCCGGGAGGATTAAGCGACCGACAAGAAATTAGATTTTATAATACAGGAGCAGGCGTGTTGTCTATTACATCTGCTAGTAATATTAAGAACTACACGGCGCTTGAGTTATTATTGGGATTTACACATACAAATACTTTTCCAATAAACATTTCATCAGGAGCATATACTACCGCAAGTATATATTATCGTGGGTTAAGTAGCCCTGGAGAGTTTATCAATTCTATTGTAGTAGAATCTAACAATTATAGTGGGGATTATACAATAAATACCACAGTAATAAATGAATCACTGTCAACTTTCACAGTATCGACTACTAGTTTTATTACCACATCAACAGTTATTGGTGGAACCTCGTCAACCTCTATTGCGATCACTCCTAGAGAAAATGGTATAGCTACTAACCTTCCATTAGAATTTACTACATCACTATCGGGTAGTCCAGGGTGGAGTATAGTCAATGGAGTGAATAAGGTTGATATTTTTTGGGATTCTGATTATGTTAATAACAGTACAGGTACATATATATCTACCTTAACCATAACCAGTCTCGCAGCTGGAACCAAGAGTATTGTAAACACGGCATATGTTAATATTGATTATACAAGATATAAAAATTTATCTACCTGGGTCAGTGCAGCCTCAAGTGATAATAGTTTAATTGGTATAAGTTTTGACATATTTAATGGGATCAAAACATTGACTATTGGTGTTGGTGCCGGGGGTGATGGAGCACCAATATATGCCAATGGTGGAAACATATATGCAGTTATGAAAAATTTAGCCATAGGTACAAGCACTAATGATCCTCCTAATCCTTATTGGTCTACGGTATATTCCATACCGTTACTCACAGCCGGTACATATCTAAGTGGTGAATTAACGGATAGTGGGTTGTCGAAATATATTACAAAGACCACTGAAGAGTTAAATTATGCTGAGTATTTTGGGTTTGAGCAAGGTGAAGGTTCTATGTTCATTGTAGAGTATGATGGAGTGGAAAGTGTTTACATTTATCTAAATAATTTAAGAGAATTGTCAGGTGATGCAGGATTTGATGCTACCATGTCCAATCTGACCAGAGCGTTTCATTATTATTCCGGAATAGACTCACCTGCACGTTTTAATCAATTAGAATCTCTCAACTCCGATGATCCTAGAACACGATTATTTAGAGGGTTTGTTGTATCAACTAAAACTCCTTCAGAAGTTTGGCAAGTTGAAACCAGTATAGTTCCCTTACCTACCTAATATATTTTTCCTGAGTTAACTACTAAGATAACTAGTGTTATAGAAACAGGATTATCATGTATAGAAACAAATTTCGTTTTCATATTTTAGGATTACCGCACACGGTTACGAGCAAAGAGTATAATGCGTGTGCATACACTCAAAAAGTTGTAAAATTTGGCAAGATGATGAAGGCCCGTGGGCACACAATCATTCATTATGGTCATGAAGATAGTGATTTAGTTTGTGATGAACATGTAACCGTAATCACCAATGAAGATTGGAAAATAGCTTACGGTGATTATGATTGGCGTAAGAACTTTTTCAAGTTTAGCACAGACGATCATGCTTATCAAACATTCTACAAGAATGCTATTAGAGAAGTTGGTAAACGCAAACAAAAAAATGATTTTATATTAGCCTTCTGGGGTAGTGGTGTAAGACCAATATGTGATGCACATTCGGATATGATTGTAGTAGAACCGGGCATTGGTTATGCAGGTGGACATTGGGCTAGATGGAAGATATTTGAAAGTTATGCTATCTATCATGCTTACTATGGGCTAGATGCCGTTGGCAGTTGTAAACAAGATTGGTATGATGCGGTTATTCCAAACTATTTTGATCCAGATGATTTTGAATTTAAAGAAAAGAAAGAAGATTACTTTTTATTCTTAGGTAGAGTATATGATGGTAAAGGCATTCAGGTAGCAATACAAACAACACAAGCAATTGGTGCTAAACTAATCATTGCAGGACAGAATCCGGACAACTTAACATTTCCCCCGCATGTAGAGTTTGTTGGTTATGCTGATATACCTACACGCAAGAAACTAATGAGTAATGCTAAAGGTGCATTTGTTGCTTCTATGTATGTAGAACCGTTTGGTGGTGTGCAAATGGAATTACTATTCAGCGGTACTCCTACTATCACGACTGACTGGGGTAGTTTTGCTGAAAATAATATTCATGGATATACCGGATATCGTTGCCGTACATTTGATCAATTCGTGTGGGCAGCAGAAAACATTGAACGTATTGATCCTAAAAATTGTAGAACATATGCTGAGAACTTTACATTAGATAAAGTAGCAAAGACATATGAAGAATACTTTCAAATGGTATCGGATGTACATGCTGGTAATGGCTGGTATCAAAGACATGATAGAGATAATTTAGATTGGTTAAAGAAAGATTTACCTGTATTACCCGAAAGAGAATACGTCCCCTCAAATAAATTCTTATCACATGCTATAGATAAACTACCCGTTAACACTAACTTTTTAATTATTGGTGCAATGGATGGAGTAAGGCATGATGACATAACCCCTCATGTTAGACAACATAAAGAATGGAGTGGACTATTAGTAGAACCTGTTAAGGATCAGTTTGAACGACTAAAACAAAACTTTGCAGGATATACTAATCTACAATTTGAAAATTCAGCAATAACCAATGAAGCTGGAACAATGGAGATAAAAAGAATCCCAATCCAATACATTGGAAAAGAAGTTCCAGAGTGGGCAGATGGCATCAGTACATTTAAAGAGGGATTACTCATTGATCAATATGAAAAGTTCATGGTCAAAGAACCAGTAAACTGTATAACGTTCAAAGATTTAAAAGACAAATACAATATCAATAAAATAGACTTACTACAAGTAGATTGTGAAGGATATGATTATGATATATTCAAGCAAATTTGGAGTGAGGAATTCAGACCCGCAATCGTAAAGATTGAAGTAGTGAACATATCTAAAGAAGATTTAGATGAATTAACTAATACGTTATCATATTCTGGATATGAAGTTAGGCACATAGGTGATGACATAATTGGGTTAAAAAAATGAGGGTAGCATTTTTTATACATAACGAGTGGGCATTTGGTTCTATTCATTCTGAATTAACAAAAAGATTACATTTATATAATATTGATGCTTCTATTCTAGATTGGACTATAAACTATAGTACAAAAGAACTACTAGAGTACAATAATCAAATAGATTTATTCATAACTACCCCACATGGACTTCCATCTTTACATAGTAACGGTATAAAATTAGAAAAGTGTATAGTAGTATTTCATAGTGAATTAGATATAGTATATTATATTGATAATATAGCTACTGAACATAGACATGAAATTAAACAATTGGGTGCAGTAAGTTTATGGTTAATTAATAGAGCAAAAGAATTAAACATTAATCAAAATGTAACTCATTTACCATTGGGAATAAATTATAAAAGATACTATCATAGACCGAGTAATGAGTTAAAAACAATTGGGTATGCGGGTACATTTCATGACCGCGATATGATGGCTAATGACTGCATCATTAGGGGTGCGAAGCGGGCGTATCTAATAAAAGAGGTAGCAGAAAAGTTAAATCTTAATTTTGTTATTGCTCAAAAATATCATAATAGTTTTGTAACAATGGCTGGGTTTTACCCAACTGTAGATTGCATAATGTTAGCGTCAGTGAAAGAAGGTGCCGGGTTACCTATGTTAGAAGCCGGTCCATCTGGTAAATTAATACTTACAACCAAAGTGGGACATTTTGAAGAAACGATAACTGACAAAGGAGCAATATCATTGCCTGTTAATGAGGATGAATATAAGCAACAAGCAGAGGCTACATTGATTTATTACATTGAGAACCCAGCTGAGTATAGAAACAAATGTTTATCTATACAAGAACATGCAAAAAGTTATGACTGGTCTAACTTCATACATCACTGGGAAAAAATAATAAAATCTTAATAAAAACTGTTACATGCTATAAATTTTACCATATTGGTTGCTTTTTACCAATTTTAACTCTATAATAGCCATTGTGTGCTAATTATTTTACCAACTAACGAAAAAGGAGGTCTTGAATGACTGAAATTACGCTAGATAGAGAACAAGTTTCTAAAACGGCACTGGTCGCAGTAAAACTTACATTAATGATGTTAACATTGATAGGATCAGTGTTTATGCTTAAATGGGTTGTAGTTGATAAGCTAGGCAAATACGTACCAGTTGAGAGTTCTCAAATCACAACAGCAATGAGAGAAAGACAGCTAAATTGTCTTGCCACAAACATTTATTACGAAGCAGGCAATCAGTCCTTTGAAGGCAAGGTAGCTGTAGCACAAGTAACAATAAACAGAACCGAGAGCGGCGTATATCCGGCTGATATTTGCAAAACTATCTACCAAAAAAATATTGTCTACGAAAAAGTTCTTTGTCAATTTAGTTGGGTATGTGATAGAGCTGTTATGATTAGGCCTGTTAACCGAGTCAATTTTAAGGAAAGTGAAGAGGTTGCCAAAAAAGTTCTTTTAGAAGGGTTCCGCTTATCCAGTTTAAAGGATGCAATGTACTTTCATGGAGATTACATTAATCCAGGATGGAAGCGTGAAAAGATTACAAAAATTGGAAATCATATTTTTTACAAATAAGGACACTTACTATGAAATTTATTGGACTTATCTCTAAACCGGTTCACTTTGTCTACATGTTCTTTAAGGATCATTTGGGCCATATTAGTGCTCATACACTAGGTTGGATCACTATTGTGCTATTGCATTTTGCAGCCGTTCCTACCCTACTTGCAATGATCCTAGCACAAAGCGACAAGCTACCACCATATGATCTTATGCTATTTGTGTGGACCGCGCTGACCGCATTGTTCTTTAAAAGTTTAATTGAAAAGAACTTTTTATATGTTTCTACTATTTGTTTAGGGTTTATTGCTCAAGTAGTAATGCTGGGAATGATTGTATTTAAATAATGTATTGAGGATATTCCGTGGCCTGCAAAAGAATAGTATTTTATATAGAGCCTGAATGGGCCTATGGTGTTATTCATTATGATTTAGTTAAACTATTATATCAGCACGATATAATTGCTAGTCTACTTCCGTGGAATAGAGCCTATACTGTTCAGGAAATTACTGATTTAGTAGACGTTACTGACGTTATTGTTACTGTGCCTCATGGACTAGAGGGTTTAATACGTCACTTTAATGTGCCCGCCAGTCAGTGCATAGTTATGTGTCACAGCATACATGACTTAGAGCTTTATATAGGCTTAGGTGATACTATTACAGATCAAATTGCTGATTATGCTGTAGTTAGTGAATTTCTTAAACAGGAATCAATTAAATTAGGTATTACAAGAATACCTAAAGTTACAGTGTTAGGTATTATGACCGAGGCTTTCTATGCAGAACCCTCAAAACAATTAAGTGTTTTGGGATACGCAGGAGCTTGGGATGATAGAACTGCACTTATTAAACGAACCACATTAATCAAAAAAGTTTGTGAAATCGTTAAGCTAGAACTTAGGATAGCGTCTACTTATCACAATAGTTTTGTTACGATGGCAGGTTTTTATAAAACCGTGGATTGTGTGCTAGTAGCTAGCGCATATGAGGGGGCAGGTCTACCCTGTTTAGAAGCCGCAGCCTCAGGTCGATTAGTTATTAGTACCCCCGTTGGTCATTGGGACCGAATTAGTCCTAACGGTGCAATTGAGGTTCCTATAAGTGAAAATGAGTATGTGGACAGAACAGTAGAAGCAATTGTATTCTATCGAAATAATCCTATAGAATATAGAAATAGATGCGCTCAAGCACTTGAGCACGCCAAAAAATATGATTGGAAATATCATATCAACGATTGGGTAGATTTGTTTAAAGGAATATAATACAGAGACTCTGTAAAGATATCATTTACTAAATACTTGATGAGACTAAGTGAATTTAGCGAAGGTATTGCAACTCTTCCAGCCGGCGAATATCGTGGCGGCAAGAGTTCATTATATGTTCCCACAAAATTTAAACCTGATTCTATACAGAAGTTACCAGGCGGCAGTGGGTTTATGTATACAGTTGGACCGGGGCAGTTTGGCACAGATATAGAAATATGGGATCCCCAAGGACCAGATTATATCAATGCATCTCAAAAGCCCGTGAGAAAACCCACAGAACAAGATTCGGAATATAACGAACGAGTGGAGGATTGGAATCGTGCTAACAAAAAGGCATTAAATACCCCAGGTCAATTAGTTGGTAAACTTTCAATAACACCACATGAATCGTTTCCATTACCTAATGCAGTACAAGTTGATACCATTACAGTGGATGAAGACTATCGTGGTCAAGGCATTGCTAAGGCATTGTATGGTATTGTATTAACTATCATGAAACGGCCATTGGTTGCTGGTGAACTGCAAACACCCGGCGGACGTAGAAATTGGGTTAGTCTTGCCGGTATACCGGGTGTTGTTATGAAAGGTTA